AAAGCCAAGGCTCAGATCCGGCTTGGGTCCCGTCAGCGAGATAGGAGGCTTTTTCGGAAGGACGTGGAGGTTATACCAGTCCTGGAACAGATTCGAGCTGTGTGCCGCTCCGAGCTCAGCCATATTCGCCTCCTTATGAACCTAAGAACCCGATGACTCCACCGACAAACGCACCAATCAGCGTACCGACTCCCGGAATGATGGATCCGATCATGGCTCCTGCGATCGCACCGCCTACCGCCCCCATCAGCTTGTTCCCCTTCGGGTCGGTGGAGGTCGTCGTCTGCTGGCTGCCCGTCAGAGCCCGCAGCATGTTTCCGAAAATCTCGAGGTTCGCAACAGCCATTTCCTGACCCTCGATGAAATACTTATGGTTCAGGACATACGAGTTTTGTAAATAATCCCGGTTCGCCAATCCCGCTTTGCGCAGCGTCTCCGCGTCGATGACGGGATGCTTCCCCATTTCCACTCCGTAAGCGAGGGCGTGGTCGCGGAAAACCCGCTCTTTTGCGTAATTGTCTGCGTAGATCGCCGCGCTGATCCGGGCGTTGAACGTGGCGGGATACCCCGTGGCCAGGGCTTGTGCGAGAAAGGTGGAATCCGGATCGCCGACGTACCGCGCCTTCTTCCCGATTCTCGAATTCACCGAGGCGAAGTCCGTGGTGGAGTTCCCTGTGACGAGGGCGAGAGCGTCGATGAATTCCTGTTTCGTCCCGGCGAGGCGGTTCCCTTGGATCACGTCGAGAATGAAAGCCGTCGCCTTGGAGATCACAAGGTCGCCCGTCTCCCCGCGGGTTGCAAGCGCGGCGATCCCGTCGGCTTCGTTTTGCGCCTGAGAGGCGACGATCTGCCCCGTGTAGGCCACGAAAGCAGGAAGATTCCAGAGATCGTAAGCTCGTTGGCCGTACTGTCTAACATAGTCCTGCGCCCACGATGGAACGGTGATGACGGTGTTGGTGGACATTTATTGTCCTATCATTTCGGGATTTTGCCTGTCGAATCCCATATTGTTTTCCGAATATGCTTTCGCCCCGGCTTCGGCTCCCGCAGCCGTCACTCCTTTCATGTACGGATTCAAAGAGGTCCCGGAGAACATCGAGTAGATGCTCAGTCCAACCATCGCCACGCCGGCGATCTGCGAAAGCGTGGAGGGTTTATGATACTGCGTGGTCTGCGTCCTTGAGGTTGAAAGGATGGTGCGAACCGCGTTGCCGGTGATATCGAGATTCCGGACCGGGAGGATCTGCGCCTCGTTGTAGCGGTCCCAGGCGTCCTGCAGGGATCCCTGGCTGTACTCCCGCTCGTACGCGCCGGCCTGTCGCAGCATTTCCCCGTCACGGATGCATTGAAGCCCGTACGGGGTCGCGTGAGCCATGCCCTGATGCTGCAACTGCCGCTCCACAATATAATCATCGTAGAACATCTTGGCGATCTCGTTGATCTTCGCCATCATCAGCTTCGACGCCAAGGCTTCCGCTACGTTGTGGTCACTTCCCCCGAAGGAAAAAACGTGCTGATTCTGGATCATCGGCATAACGGAATCATCGAATTCCTCGAGAAGCGCCTCGATCTTCTTCGCGTAAAACGCCGCGATCTTGGAGTTCGTGTTGATGAGCAAGCCGTCGTACAGATTGCGAAGGTATTCCTTGCCGTCAGCTTCGACAAGCGCTCCCGAAGTCCCGCGCGCGGCGAGTGCCGCGATCCCGGCCAGCTCGTTCGCGTTCTGTGCCGCATAGGTTGGGTCGGGATACGCCGTGAAGTTCCCCGGGGATTCCATCATGGACATGGCCGCCGACAGGTACGAGGTCGCCCAAGTCTGGATCCCGGTGATGTACGTCGGCAGGAGGTTCGTGTAGCTGACCATATCCTGCGAACCGCCACCACCGCCGCCGCCATCGCACTCGAATCGATCCTCGAACCGCTCACGCCTCGCGGGGCCTTCCTTGAGGAAAGCAAAAAGCTTTCGGTGCGATTCGTTCAGGAACATGGCTTACTCCTTGGAGAGCTGTTTCCTGTAATTCGAGGTCGTTTCGACGTACCCAAGGCGAGACAGGGCCCCCGAAGCGTCATGCCGCATCGCCATGGAGATGAACGGCGATCCCATCTTTTTCGCCTCCCCCTCGAGATACGCAAGGCCATTCCGCATCATGTTCGAGTCCCTGAATTCGGGCATGATGTAGACCGCGAAGATATGAAATCCCGCGTTCCGCAGGGGTTCGATGACGGAGAAGCCCACGAAATCCTTCGCCGGCTCCTGCAGCTTCTTGGCAAACGTCTCCTGGAACTGCTCCGGAGTAATCCCTGTATGGTCGGCGTAAGCCATGTGGAGCTGCTTCCCACCGAACAGGATATCGTTCATCACTTGGTAGGCCGTGAATTCACCCATGGAAGCCTCCGCAAGCTCCCTGATCCCCGGAAGGATGACGGGGGCCACGGCGTTCAGAAGAAACTGATTCATACAGGGGAGCAACCCCATGAGAAGCTGCGCCCTGCCCGGGTCGAGCTTCGGTGCCATTTCGATCACGTTGGAGCTGTTCATCGTGTTCCTCCTTCAGCGGGTTCCCGCTACCTCGTATTTTACTGTGAATCCCGCAAGGGACCACGGGGAATCCATTTGGTCGGAATAGAAACGGATCCGCACCCACTTCCCTTCCTTCCGGAAATCGTCAAAATCGCATTTCTCCGATACGCCGATCGTGAACGGGGCGGGATCCGACCACTTGATATCCTCGCCCAAGCGGTTCCGGACTCCTACCCGGATCATTATTTCTGAAACTTCAGTCTGCACTTTCAGATCCGGGATCACTTCGGCGATCCGCTTCATGTGGTCCGGAAGGTCGAAATTCAGATCGCCCGTCTCTATATACCCGTCGATCGCGTTGTAGATCGTAGCCGAGTATCCGTTGTTCCCGCTGTCGAGCTGCAGGAGATCCCCGGCGGCCGTTCCGATGATCTCCCGCGTAATCCCTGTAAGGGTTTTTTCCCCGTGGCAGGAGAAGGAGATACCTTGAATCGTCCATATTTTCAGCTCGTCGTTGTAGATAAACGCCGTGTCCGGGACCGTGTTCGCGCCCGTCGCCACGCAGAACCATACTTCGGACGCGGCCCGGACCGGAAAGCAGAAAGCCGTCTCGAGGGCGTTCTCGTTGAGGTTGTCGAACAGCTCGTCACGGATCGGAAGCCCGATCGCGTCCGGCATCACCCCTGCCGTCTTGAAAACGTCCTGTTTCCCGAGGTAGAAAATATAGTTTCCAAGCCGGCAGACGCATTTCGAGGAAAGGATCTCCGCGTCGGGGTCTGTCTCCACAAACTGCTTCGTCGCCTGGGCGAAGTCCGAAGTCCACATCCCGCGTTCCGCGAAGAAGAACATCTTCTGGCCGTTGGCGATCTGCGCCTTGATGTTCGCCAGCGCCTCAATGTCGGTGTTGTAATCCATGATATCGAACCGGCCGGCTTTCCCCGTCGTGTCGATCGTCCAATTCTCCGGGTTCCCGGGCTCCGTCCACCGTACGCGCCCCGGGTAGGTGTATCCGCCCTCGAGGATGTTCGACACAACGAGCCGGTGCATACAGGTTGAAATACGTTTCGCCCAGGTGGGAGCCCCCGAAAGGGCCGTCAGCGCCGAGGCGTAGACCGGCCATTTCCAGATTGCGTCCTTCCCGTTCGACACAATCGGCAGACCGGCGACGAGCTCGAATTGCCACACGTCCGAGGCTCCGCCCGTGGGCGCTGGCGAGGGCGTGATATCGGTGTACGAGGAAAAATCCGCGTTGAAAGCGTAGATCACCGTGTCGCAGCATACGATCGTCCGGACCGCCCCATCCGTACCGATGAACGTGAAGGATGCCCGGACCGCAACGTGCCCGAACGTCGAGGCGAGGTACGCCACGCCGAGGGTTTTCGAGACGTACCCGGGCGTAAACCGCACGTTTCTCCCGATCGCCCACAGGACGAGCGACCCAGGGAGCTGGCTGTTGATCCCCTTGTCGATGGCTTTTGCAGAAAAATATTTGACCGCCATTTTATGGAATCTCCTGGACATTCATTCTTAGGCTCTTCTCGTAGACGTACCCCGCAGTCGTGGTCGCCCGGACCCCGAGAAGATACGTTTCGCCGTCCGATCCCTCCGCGACATGGACCCCCATCTTGGGGGTGATCGTCTCGATGAGGACTACGATCGTCGCTGAAACGTCCGTCCCGTCCGATTCCTTCGTGGCGAGGACCGCCCCCGAGGAAACCGCGTCTCCCGCCTCGAGACGTCTTGAGTAATCCACATCGAACAGGAGACGGTCGGCCGGCTGCTTGTTGAAACCGTCCGTAACGACCGTGGCGATCATCAGGAGAAGGTCCCGCTGGTAGACGTTCCCGAGGTTTGACGTAATGACGCATTGGATCGAATGTTCTTCCCCTTCGATCCCACCTTTCAGGACCACATCCACATCCGGGGAATTGATCGTCTCGCTGTCGATGATGGAGGCCACGGACGAGACGCCGGTTGCTGAATTAACACAGGTCAGCGTTTTATAAGAGATGATTTCCCCATCGAGGAAGTCGGTGGAGAAATTGAAATGTACCGGGAATTTCTCGATCGGGGATTTGGTTATGGTGTCCAATTATGCCCCCAATAATACTAAATCAACGTCTGTCAGGGTAATTTCCATTGAAAATTCTCTATAAAAATTATTCCCGGCCATGGCTGGCTGAACAAGCCAATTAGAGTAATCATTCGTCAAGTCTGCGTGTTCATAGCGGAACCTGAAATCATATCCAGCACTTTGTGAAACAAGGCCTTGCCCTCTCGCTTGTACGTAGAATGTTATTTTTATTGATGTTGTGCCCATTAATTCGTATACAGCATCTTCTGGTGTAACTAATAATTGGATTCCGCTTGCATTACTATCATGTATTTGAGCTATTAATGGAAAAGTAAACCCGGGAAAAACCAGGTTTTCGCCTCCATTTGCTCCTTCATAAAAAGGAGGGATATTTTGACCCGATACCGGATTATTGAATCCAACTGCGTTTGTCGGGACCGTTTTAATTTGCGGGTTAGGGCTTGTCGGTGGGTCTGCTGTAAGTACAACTCCTTTTCCACACGACACGAATAACTCCACAACGTTACTGTAAAAGAATGAATTTATTGTATTTGCTCGGACATAGAAGGTATATGTTTTCGACGCCTCAAGGTCCGGGGTTGTATACGAAAAAGCATTTGTCGTTGCAAGGAGGACGTACTCCTGCCCTGCCGGAACATTCGATTTCCAGAACACCTGAAAATCAGCGTTGCTATCAAACGTCCACGACAAGGCTATCGCCCTTTGCCCGGACAACACCGCCGAAAGAACGGGATCAGCCAACGCGATTTCTCCTGAAAAACCGTGTTACAACGCCAGATTTCGAGAAATTATATTTAACCCGTGCGCTGTAATCTATCGCGATCCGATACAGATAAGTAAACTCTCTCGCAACGTATATCCATATATCCCACAGATACGTAAATTCACGGGAAACATAGAACATGATATTATATCTGAGCGTGAAGTTGTTGCTAACCGCGCTATATATGCTTTCAAGGAACGTGAATTCTTTGGAAACTACACCCCATATATTCCACTTCGCAGTTTTCTCCTGCAAAATCTGGTATTCATCACGAAGCAGATAGAATGACATTTATGGTGCCGATCCCGCGGTCACGGCAAATTTGCCCGTGTCACTTGCCTGGGCCGCGCCAGCGCTTGTTGTTCTTCGGAACCACACCCGTGCCACCCCCGAGGCGGCGACATCCCCAAGGGCGATCCCTGCGGCCAAGGAAAGGGGCGTCGAGAAGGAAAGGCCGACCGGCGCTGTATCTTCATCAACTACGCTCTGTGTCCCGGTCGCATCGAAGGCGATCGCCACAGTCGTGTCGGCCGAGGTTGTTTCTTGTGAAATATAGATCACCACGGCGTACGCCGTCTCCGCGGCGAGGTTCTTGAACGACAGGGCCCTGTACTTCACGCTTCCCGCAAGGGCTTCGGCCGGCGTGACGTTGGCAAACAGGTTTTGAAGGGTGTTGTCCGTGAAGGCCGTATTCGAGATATCCCCCCCGAGGGACAACAC